TTCATACCATACGCCATTTTTCCCTCTCCCAAGTAATTATTGTAAACAGTGCGCGATAACGGCATTTCTCCATAACATAGTACATGTGCGGTATTATCAAAGCGATTTCTCCAGTTAGTGGCATAAATACTAATACCCTGTTTGGACTGAGAACAAGAGAGCTGATTACGCGGGGATTGATTATGGGGTGCAAACGGAATAAGCGAAGTCATCATACTCATAATCGTGGAAGGATGAACCTCCATATGAGTGGTTTCAGGCTTAATATATGCGGGATTGTTGGCAATATATGTTTCATTTTGTTCATATGGGTCCACGTATTCAATAGCGCCAGTATGAGGCGCTAATATATCTGGATAATCCTCTAATTTATTGGATTTTCCTGCGAGTGGATCAATAAATTCGGTGGATTCCAGATTAACGTGTTTACAGGCCTCTAAATTACCTAGAACTAAGTCACGCCATGTAGGATATGTCCTAAGCTTCTCAATTGGAATAGTTGCCTTAGACAGCCATACAAGAGGGCGCAGCGGTCTGCCCGCATCCATATAAACATACACAATTCTGTCACGAATTGAGAATGATATACTCACCGAATATGGAAGGCATCCACTTCTCTTAAGGGCTTTAAGTACTCCAGTGAGTAAGTAAGGTTTAGCAGTGAAACCAAACATACCGCCATTTATGTATACTGGTATAAAGGTAATTCGTTGTTGCTCTGTAATATCTTCGGGTCTATAAACGCGACCTGTACTACGAAGCCAGACAAAGAATTTATGCGTCTGTGAAGAAGTAGAAATAGCCGTCATAATACTTAGATTCTTAGTTATACCAATTGATGCGCCTGTCGGCGTTTCAGAAGTACAAAAGTAGCCATATTGCGACGGATGTAATTTACGCGGTCCTGTTAGCTTCATACCCGTATCAAAATCAAGAATTACGCGACGGCAATGCGACATAAAATCTACGTAACTTAGACGAGACATTGACTGTAATACCCCTGACTTTTCCTCTCCTAGACCCGTCCCCCATTTACCTTTAAAGCCCTTCATAATCATATCCGATAATAGGCCGAGCAAGAATATCTTTGAATCATTACCAGCTTGAAATATATTTTTGAAGTTTTCATCTTTGTACAATACTTGTTTGTTGTAGTTATACTCTTTATCAATCGCAAGGGCTGAGGCTTTTACCCACAATTTATAGGAATTATTAAAAAGCTCTTGTACTAAGAAGCCACTTGTTAGACATCGCTGATTTCTAGTATCATCGCGATCCGTTTTGCTGTCATAGTCTTCTGATACGCGTAGAATCTTTCTTACGCAATCACCGAGGAATAGTGCTTGCGCGGAGGAATCATTTGGCATATGAATAAATAGCTGATTTTTAATAATATCTAGCACATGTGCTATGCTGAAACCCTTTGTTAAAGTCTTAATATATTGTATGGCCGTGTAGCTATTAAGAAAGGGGAACCCTTCAATAATTGATGGATGTAATTTAGGTAATAACAGTTTTGCCTCAGGGCTTTCAAAATCTGGGAAGATCATTTTAAGAATTTCTTCATCGGATTGAAAACCAAGTGCGCGGAAAAGTACAAATAGTGGTATGGTCTTTCTTACAAATGGCAGGGAAACCTGAATTGTGGCAGGTGTATTAAAGTTTTCCTTTTCAACTTGGCGCATGAGTGCGAAGGCAATTCGTTTAACTTGTCGCGTCTCTGCGGACATACATGATATTGACGCATATACTGATACTTTTGGATCAGTCTGTGGCGTAACATATAGTGTATTAAAGGCCTGTTCTTGTCGTGTAATAAGTACCTTCTCTGCGCCGTCAATAATAAAGTAACCACCATTATCAAAAGGGCATTCACCTACTTCTCTTAGAAACTCTTTTGGTTTGCTATTAAGAATACAATAACGGCTATGAAGCATAATTGGAATTTTAAAAAGCGGCCATTTATGAAATGTCTCTTTAGGTGGTGATAAATCTAGGACTTGTCCAGTAGCCGTAGTATAAGCAATTTTAACAATAATATCGGCATAAATCTGGGAGGCATATGTTAGATTTCTTAGACGTGCTTCATTTGGGAATAAGACTCGGACTTCATCAGTATTTTGAAGGCTGATTGTCGGAGTACCTATTTCAATTGCCATTCCATCCTCTCCTCCAATAAAAATCTCAACCTTATATTTATATGTATTTGTCTTTTCATTTATAAGATCCTTAAGAATTAGAATAGGATTTTGCGATTTTATAATACTTACCAAGTCTTGTTGTAAAAATTGGTCAAATGAGTCAATATGATGACGTGTATAAGGATATGGAACTGTTCGGAAATAAGAATCAATTAAACGGCGGGATAGTTCTCTAGATTCATCCCCTGTAAGCGCCATTATCTATCTAGCATATTATATTATTCTTCTTTATATACAAAATAACATAACAAATACAATAACTTATTAAAATATAGGTTATTGTATTTATATTAGAGCAATAAATATTTAGACTATATACTTATTTAGGTATAAAAACTGGTTTAGGATACACTGAGCCTAATTTATATTCTGGTAAACGCTGTACTTGGTCAGGAGAGGGTCCTACTTCCTTTCCATACCATATATCCTGACCATCTTTAAATATAGAGGGAGGAGCAGAAGGAGACGCAGGATGTGAAAAAACCTGTGATAGAACTGTACCCATATCACGAATCAGACCACCTCCACGACGTCTTGTTTGTCCTGCTCGTCTTATTTGTCTTTTACCACCTTTTTGATTAACTAGATTGCTTCCCATTCCTACTGGGACAGATGTTGGAAAACGTGTTTGTCCTGGTACTGGATCATATGATTGACCTGGTTCAGGATTCCAAAACCCTTTATCTACATATGGTACAAAACTTCCAAAACTAGATTGAGTACCATCTGAAAGTGGAAGATGACCCGCACTATCAGGAATTTGTCCTGGAGCTAAGTAGATGCCTTGGCGTGTTGTATAATCAAGGGGGGCACCTGCTAGAGCAGCGCCTCCTTTTAGAGTTCTACGTTTGTGTTTTTTACTAAGTCTATCAGAAACAAATGACTCGGCTGATTTTTTATCAAGATCCTTAAAAAATACTTTAGACCATTCTTTACGAAGATCTTTTACAAGTTTCTCTTTTGATTCTTTCTGGGCTATCTTTCCATTAACATAGGATTCAATGTGTTCAAATGAACGCCGTAATTCGGGTATAGAGTATATACCCTTTGATTTTTTGTTAGAACCGTGCTTTCTGGTTTTACGAACCATTCCTAATTAATCACATTAAAATGTTTCAACAAAACTTCTGGAGGGTTTATTATTATTATTTCTTCTCGCATTGTTGGTTATTCCTAAAGAATTTGTAACTGTATTCATTGTATTATTCAGCGTATTTGTAACTTGATTTAATAAACTTCCATTTTTTGCGTTTCTATTTGTATTATTATTTCCCGTAAAAACATTAGCGACTTTATTAAGAGATTTAGTAATTTGATTTGTGACACTAGATTCATTTGGTTGAACTATATTCGGAGCCAGTGGAACTGGTACTGAACCACTTGTGAAAAATGCTAAAATGACATATATAATATATAAGAGTATGGTAATAATCATTATAGCCGGAGCATAAACCTTTAACGACTCTTGCCAAGTACTTAGGCGATATTCAGACGCAAACATTTTATAATGATCATAAACTCCATATGATAAAAAAGCAATTGATAATATTGCCACAATTAACGGTGTAAATCTTGGTATAACTAAAAATGTTATAAGAATTGATACTAAAAATAATAGTAATCCTGGAATAAAGAACTCCATTTACTCTATACTGTTTTTTTTCATTTACCTTCAAATGACCAGCAGTCTCAGATTGTATTATGTCTAAATCTTATCAATTAAATCAACATGCGTAAGCATATGTTTGCGGCAACAATATCTTGTTAAGCCTAATGCATTTAATACTTTTAGCTCCGCAGTATCCGGAACAGACTTTCCATCCATATAAATTGGTGTTGGCTTACTTGTACCACGTAGTTGTTTGACCTTTTCTTGATAAAATAACCATTTATCGGCAAGAATATTGCCACAGTTCATACAGCGAATTGGGATAATCATCTCTACGCAGTCTATGGAAAGACTTTATTAATCAAATTTTATAATTTTAGACCTGAAGAAGATATTGAGAATTATATATTTTAGATTATTTATGAACATTTTAAAATACTCATTGGTCTAACTGCGTTATAAGTATTGAAATAAAAGTTAGTCATACACCAGAAATGACATCTGTCCTTTATGGTGGCGGCTTAAACTATCAAATTGGCAATCCTGTTCGTCAGGAGATTGTAACAGTCCGCCGAGATCTTGATTCTCTCCGGAAACAAGTTGAACAATTATCTGAAGAGAATGTTGTATATCGTAAACACCTTATGAAACTTCTTCAGAAGGATGAATCTGGTAATGCCGAATTTACCAAAGATCTAATGACTCTTGCTTCTGGCCCTGGTCAATCTAGTTCCAGAGAACCTGGTGGTGGCACTGTACAAGGTGCTGGTTTTCGCCGTTAGGTCGCCTGTAGGTCGCCGGTAAGTGCCTTTAATCAAGTTCCTTTCTCATTTTACCTAATGCTGATACACTAATCTGAATATCATGCTTAGAACTTAAATGAGCTTCAATTGACTTTAGAGATAATGTTGAATACTTACGCAAAGTACTCACTATTATTTCATGATCTTCTTCAGACCACTTACTCTTTTTTTTATGGGTCATTTTACTTTCTTCCTTAATTACACGTTCAGGTCCATCAGATGTTACTTTCACTTCTCCAATATCCATTTTACCAGCATGAACATTATCATGGCATTTTTGACAAATAACAACTAAGTTCCTTTTATCATTCATATGTGTCCCATCCTCTAATACTCCATGACTAGTAGCCGAGGCTCTCTCCTTAATATGATGAACCTCTAAATCATTTGTCATTACTTTATGGCACACTTCACACTCTTTTCTTACAATATCGGAATTCCACTTTGAAGAAGCAGCTTCTACTTGTATAGTAGAACCCTCAATCTTACGACGATTCTTTAATGCTTCTTCAATGAATTCAAATGGTAAATCCATCGCGCGTGCCACTTCTAATCCATATAAGGTTGAACCGTTTCCTGGTCTTAAAGAACGATCATATACCAACTTTTTTGTAATTGGATCGTATTCCACATGAAGATGCCATACTTCTACACCTAAGGTACTTGTATCAATTACAGTTGGTAGACCATGAAGATGTGTGGCAAAAATGAATTTTGCGCTACGGGCCGATAACCACTGAATACCACTTGCCACTAGTGCCTGTGCTGAAATAGACTCTGTTCCCGCACATAGTTCATCGCCTAGAACTAGAGTATGTTTATCCGCATTTCGTAAAATATCACGGAGTTCGGACATTTCCACCGCGAATGATGACAGACCCGCAAAAAGATTGTCTTGATTTAAAATACGGGTGTAAATTGCTTTAAAAGGTTTTAGCGTCATTTCCTTCGCAGGGACAAAACATCCTGCTTGTGCTAGTAATACACATAGTCCAGTAGCTTTCATTAGCGTTGATTTGCCTGACGCATTCATGCCATATACTAGCCAGCCCTTATTTGTACTATTAGTATTAGTGCCAAGTTTGATATCATGTTTCACATATGAAATACGACTTGATGTCGCTTCAACCAGTGGATGACGGATATTTTTAATATCTACCGAGGAGCCTGTAGGTTGGTCATTATCCTGAATTGTGGGACAGCAGTATCCTTTTTCTTTGGATACACGACCAATACACTGAGTACAATCAACATGTGATACCCATGTTTCCATAAGTGGCCAGATATGACCAGCCTCTGAAATTTCTAGACATGCGTCTACTAAATGAATTCTTACTAAGTTTTCCAAGCTTTCACGCAACTTTAGAAGTTGCGTATTTAATTGTTGAAGTCTTGTACAA